GCTCATGACAGTACTGTCATGAGCGAAATCGACCTCTCCCAGATTTTCCCGTTCACTGCCACTCAACTCGGCGATCAGATCGACGTGATCCCGAATCTCTACGGTCTCGTCGGCGAACTCGGCCTGTTCCCCGAACAGGGTTCGTCCTCGCGCATCGTCGAATTGCGTTACGACAATCATATCCTGCGCGTACTGCCCGCCAAGGAACGCGGCGCCCCCGGCACGCCGCAGCAATCGCGCACCGCCAAGTCGATCTTTGTGGAAATCCCGCATTTCCCCGAGGTGGACATGATCACGCCCGCCGACATTCAGGATGTTTTGATCCAGGTCGGCAACACCAAGCGCCCGAGCACAGTCGCCGAGGAAGTCGGCAAGCGCCTGATCGATATCAAGCGCACGCATGACGTGACGCTGGAATGGCTGAAATGCACTGCCTTGCAGGGTCAAATCCTCGACGGCAATTCCAGCGAAATCTATGACCTCTACGATGTGTTCGGCGTCGAAAAGGCGACTGTCTATTTCGATCTCGCGAACGCCGATGCCGATCCTCTCGCATCTTGCGCCGAGGTCTGGCAGGCCATCACCGGCAATCTGCTTGGCGAGGTCATGACTGGCATCGAAGCGATCGTCGATCCGGCCTTTTTCCAGGCCTTGATCACGCATCCGAAAGTGCTGGCCTACTACCAGCAAGCCGAGCAGGCTTTGGCGCTCGCCAACCTGATCCGCCAGGAGTCAACGGGCCAGATGTGGGGCCGCACCTTCCGTCATGGTCAGGTGTTGTTCCGCGAGTATTACGGCACCGCTCCTGTCAAATCGTCCCCGACCGCAGCGATCACCTCGACGCCGTTTTGGGCGAGCAACACCGGCACCGCTTATCCGCGCGGCACCAGCAAAATGCTGCGCGTCTATAACGGTCCGGCGCACGATCTGCGCGAGGTCAACCGTCCTGGTGCTGCCGTCTATATCTCGCCGAAAATTCTCGACCACGGCGAGGGCATCGAACTCAAGTCGCAATCCAATCCGTTGCCCGTGGTGCGCCGTCCCGCCGCCATCGTGCAACTGTCTGGCGCGGCCGAGTAAGCGCAAAGGATTTTTTGCGGAACAATAAAACCCCGCCGGGCTTTGTGGCCCGGCGGCGTTTTGAAAGGGAGCTGCGATGACATCTCCTTTTCAAGACGCCGTGCAAGCGGCATCGGCCTCGGTCGATGAAATCTATGGCGAGCAATTGCAAATCTCGCCGATGGTGCCAGGTCGATATCAGGGCGCCGTGCCCGATCCTGATCGGCAGATTTTTGTGGTCACTGCCGATTTTCACTTCGCGCCGGATCGCATGAAAATCCTTTCGCACGCCCTCGCGGGCCGCGATTTCGACAAGCGCGTGACGCTGGCCGATACTTACGCAACCATCGACTGCGATTCACTTGCCGGCCGAGAGATTCGCGCCGGCGATATCGTGACGCGCCTCGAACAAAGCGGTCTCCCTCAATTCGAGGTCAGCTTGCCCGAGCCGATCGGCGTTCGGCGCATGAAATTGACGCTTGTGGTCAGGGAATCGCAATGAGCCTTGCCGTCGCCGCGCTGCGCATCGCGACCGTCAAGGCGCTCGATGTCGCCACATCCGCAGGCGACCGTGTTTATGATTCTGTGGTCGATCCTGTCGATCTATTGGGCGAAAAGGCCGAGCCAACCATTATCGTCTATGCCGATGCCGGCACGATCGATATCAAGGATCGTGCGCTTTTCGAGGGAACACAGATCGTTGATCTGACCATCGAAATGTTCATTGGCCGCGCCATCGCTATTGAGACCGGCGAAAATGAAGGCCAGATCGAGTTACAAATTCCGGCAACCGATGCCAGCTATGACAATTATCTGCGCTGCCTCGTCTATGAGGTCAACCGCGCGCTATTGCGGCGTGATGATCAAAGCCCCTGGCCCGATATTTGGGCGTCGCTGATCGCCCGCGGCGCGCAGGACAATCATAGCCAGTGGGATCGCGGCGCCAATGCCGATCATGGCCGTCGTTTTGCTTTCCTGCGGCTGGTTTATCGCTTCGAGGTGATGGCCGATCCGCTGCCCGGCCAGCCGGTTAATGATCTTTGGTCGCGCATCCTCAATGCAATGGATGCGGATGATGAATTGAAACAAATCAGCGCCTTTTGGCGCACGCTAATCACGTCGCCGGCGATACCTGATTGGCGCCAGGCGCAGGAACAACTCGGGCTGACCAACGAGGCGATCGGAGCACTTGGCCCCGCGCCGCTCGCTGGCGACGAGACCGACGCGGCGCCTGCCGCGATTGAAATCGATGTCGTAACCGGCGCGGGCGCGACGATCGCTGCCGGTGCCGATGGCGCGACCATCGCGGAGGATAGCGGCGCGCCAGTTCCGATCGCGGAGGGCTGATCATGTCGCGGGTGCGTCAACTCGAACGCGAGGTCGCCGATCTGCATTCGCTTGCGCGCCGGCTTTTGTCCCGTCAGGCGATCACCGATGATCGTCTTGATAAAATGGTCCGGCATGGCAAGGTCACCGATGTCGATACGCAAAAGCAATTAGCGCGCATCGAAATCGGCAATAAGGATGGCGCAGTTCTTAAGTCGCCTTGGGTTCCTTACGCGCAGCATGCCGGCACCGACGGTCAGGGCGCCGGGCAAGGTTCGTACAAGTTTCATAATCCGCCGGTTGTCGGCCAGCAGATGACATTGCTTTCGCCTAACGGCGAATTTCGGCAAGCCGTCATCATGCCGTTCACCTGGTACGATAAAGCGGCCTCGCCATCGCAAGCAACCGACGAGCATGTGATCACTTACGGCAAACTCAAGATCACGCAAAAGCAGGATCACTATACGGTCGCCGTTGATCAGGTCTCGCTCGATATGTCGGCCGATACCGCAACGATCAAGGCCGCGACCATCGTGCTCGATGGCGCGGTGAAACTCGGCGGCGCCGATGCGAGCCGCGAGCTGGCGCTGCGCGACTCGGTTGATAGCAACGGCGACAAGCAGGTCAGCAATCTTTCGACCAAGGTGACGGCGGTTTAATCGCAAGGGCGGCTCGCGAATATGTCTGATCGTTTTCCCGACGCCTCGCTGGCGCTCAATTTATTGCCTGCGCCCGCCGTCATTGCGGCCGTTAATTATGAGACGATCCGCGCCGCTCGGATCGCCGATCTGGCCGCCCGATTGACGGCTGCCGGCGTTGCTTTCGACGTGCAGATGCTCGAAACCGATCCGAGCGTTGTGCTGCAAGAGGAGGGCGCTTATCGCGAGATGCTTAATCTCGCCGCCATCAATGACGCCGCCCGCGCCGTCATGATCCTTTATGCGCAAGGCCCTGATCAAGATGCGCTCTATGCACTGCTCGGCATTCGCCGCCTGGTGATCACCCCGGCCAGCGGATCAACGCCGGCCGTCATGGAGGACGATGAAAGCTTCCGCGCCCGCGCGCAGATCGCGCTTGAAGGCACCGCGCCCGGCCTGACCGGCGGCGGTTACGCGCACATCGCCCTGCGCGCCTCGGCCGAGGTTCGCCGCGTCGCGCTGATCCGCGCGCCTGGCGGCGTGGTCAATGTGGTGCTGCAAGGCCGTATCAATGCCGATGGCAGCGTGTCATCCGCGGCCGTGCAGGCGGTTGCCGCTGCGCTCAATGATGATTGGAGCGATGACGCCTCGACCGGCAGCCAATTGACCGATATTCCGATGGTGCGATCGGCAACGCCGCGCCCCTATGACATTGTTGCGCGCGCGATCGTGCCGCTCGGTCCGACGCTTGCAACCGTGCAGGCGCAATCGATCGCGGCCCTGACTGCCGCCGCCGCATCGCTGCAATTGATCGGCAACACTGTGCCGACTGACGCCCTGATCGCGGCCGGCCGCCTCGCGCCGATGACAAAATTCTATCTGGATTCGCCGGCCGCTGATGTCGTTTGCGCGCCCGACGAGGCGCCTTACGCGCGCTCGATCTCGGTGACCGTGACCAACGGGTGACGCTGATGCCTGAAACGTCGCTCTTGCCGCGAAATGCGACTCCTTGGGAACGCGCGCAATCGAATACCGATGCCGCGCGCTGGCCGCAGCCGACGCATCTGATCAAGGATGTCTGGAACCCGGAAACGTGCCCGGTTGAATTGCTGCCCTATCTTGCTGCCGGTCTTGGCCTCGAAATCTGGCACGATGATTGGGATGAAGCGACCAAACGCCAGGTTATCGCCGATATTTGGTGGCTTAAGCGAAATAAGACGAAACTCAAGGGCTTGCGCGAATACGCGGCGCTTGAGGGCGCCGAAATTGTCAAGGCCGTTCGTCCGCGCGACATGGTGTTCGCGGTCGATCCTTGGAGTCCAGCCGAGCGCGCCGCCATCGAGGCGGAGATGCCGCAAATTCATATCTTTCCGGCCGCGCCTGATTTTGCGGTCGAGATCGGGATGGCTTTTCTCGGCGACACGGCGGCCGGTTATGACCTGGTGCTGGCGCCCTCGGATGCCGGCGAACGGTTTTCCGAGCGTGGTGTGTTTGTCGATGGTGCGACCTCGATCCGCTGCACGGTCGAGGGCTTGCAAGGCATCGCCAGCGTATCGACGCGCGTTGCTCTCGCAACGCCAGCATCTGTCTCGCGGTTTTTCCTCAATCACGCGCTTGAGGGTGACGCGCTGTTCGATAACGATGCGAACCTGCGCATCATTTCGATCACGCCGGATCGCGACGCTCTGAATTTCGCCGTGCCTGTCGGCGCGGTGCCGTCAACGGTGCGGCCAGTTCCGAAAGCCGATCTTGTTCCCGCGCCGGTGGACATGGCTTTCGGATATCGCTTCGCGCTCGGTTATCTTTCGACGCTGTATCCGAACGATGCGGCCGCGCATAGTTATGACAGCCTCACTCTTTTCGATATTTCGCGCATCGGTACGCCCGGCGCTGCGGTGTCGTTTTGGGGCTGGTCGAGTTTCGGTTGCGCGCCGTACACCGCAGAATTGACGATGGCGATCGAACTTACCGGCGCGCCGTGGCCGTTCCCCGGTCCGCTCGGCCTCGCTGCGACGGTCGAACCCGATCTTGCGCCGTTCTGGAATACGCTCGCCGCGCTGCGTGTTGCGCAGGCCGAGCGCGATGCAGTCTATGTGTCAACCAAGCTTTACGAACCCATCACGTTCAACAGCGGGTTCTTATTCGGCCAATTCAACTTTGGCGATCTCAGAAAGGTATCCTGAGCCGTGGAAACAAAACGCAACTTCTCGAACTATCAGCAGGTCTCCCCGAGTGATCTGATGGCGATGCAGACCGATGCGGAGACCAGCATCGATAATATCGTGCTGGACACGCTCATTCCGAACCGCGGCTATTCCGGTTTCGGTATTTCAAAAACCGGCCCTGCGCAGGTCACCATCCAGGCCGGCCGCCTCTATGTGAACGGCAAGGTCTATGCCCTCACGACCACGACGGTCTATGACCTGACTCCGCTTTTGCCGGTTGCGGCCAATCGCATCGTCTCGGTCTATGTCTGGGGCAGCGAGCAGGACAGCAACGTCACCGCCGTCAATTTCCTTTCGCCGACGGACTCGACGCCGACCAATCCGGTCTATCGTCCGCAGCAAGTCGCGCTCGATCATCTTCGCGTTGCCAATATCGGCAACGCCGCCGGCACCGAAAACCCGAATCCGTCCGCGCCGGTGCTGGACTCCACGTTGCTAACCGTTGCGACCGTCATGCTTTCGCCGACTGGCGTTGTCACGGCGTCCAATGTCGCCGGCGCCCAGGTGCCGAACCTGCAAGACGTGGATGCGCGTGTCGATAGTCTGGAAACGTGGGAGGCGGAAGCCGCCCCGGAAATCACATCGCTGGCCGCCGCGCTTTCGCGTCTGTCGAATAATACCAGCGTCAACTATCCGATCTCGGCCGACCAATATAGCCGCATCCTGGCGCGGCTCGCTACGGTCGAGGCCAAGGATGGCATTCCGAGCAACGCGCTCGATTCCGGCGCCGACTTTTTCCTCGACACTTCCGGTTCCGATCTCGCCAACGTGCTTTCATCGGTCAAGGTCGAGGAGGGCATTCGCTTCCCCGACGATGGTGCCAACGATCAGCCCTTGGAATTGTTCAATCCGCTCGATGCCAATGCGATGGTCAAGAATGGCGTGCTGTTCCCGGCCTATGACCGCTATCAGCGCCAGTCGATCGGTCCGATCACCGGCGCGATCCAGATGTCGGCCTATACCTACAGCACTACGGAGATCACGCAAAAGACGATGGCGCGCACGCGCATCCGCTACGGCACCGCATTCGATGTCTGCACTAACTCGGCATGGTGGGCGACCGGCAGCTATAATCCGATCACCAGCATTTTCACGCTGCCGGACGGCGAGACGTTCAACGTCACCTATAACAGCGCGCCCGCTGGTACGACCGGCCAGATCGACCATGTGATGATGCGCGTCACCGAGTTCTGGGTTGACACCGTTAACGTCAATTATTGGGATGTGGAGACCACGACCGGCACGCTCGCCGGCGCGCACATCGCCGAAACATTCCCCTGCGGTCAAGATACCTGGTTGGAGTCGATCGGCGTCTATTGCGCCAAACTCGATGCGACCGGCTCGGTGACCTTGCTGGTGTGCGAAGCAAACGCCAGCGGCCAACCCGACATCGATTCGGTGCTCGGCCAGGTGACGCTCGATTATTCCGCGCTGGCGCTCGCGCCGGCCGAAACGATCTTCACGTTGCCGACGCCGGTTTATCTGCAAGCCGGCCAGCGTTACGCCTTTGTGCTGGTGTCCGGTGCCAACCACTTCATCGCCTCGGCCGACGGCACTTCATTCCCGCAAGGCACGCTATTCACCTTGACCGCCGGCGGCTACGCCGTTGCCGACCTGACCAAGCACATCGCGTTCAACCTGTATTCCTGCAAATTCCGGCTGCCGCTGGTTTCGATCCAGATGCAGAATTTGCAGCTTGCAGGCGGTATGACATCGATCGACTTGCTCGCCGCCATGATCGCGCCAGGCTCGACCGCATTGACCTGGGAAATCCAGCTTGCGGGCATCTGGACCCCGCTCAATTCGACCACGGTCGGCTTGCTCAATTCCGGCGGCGCGCTGCCGCCTAACGTGCCGATCCGCGGCACGTTCGCCGGCTCGCCCGATATCATGCCGGTCGTGAGCCTTACCACGTCGAACGTGCATGTCGCGCGCCCGAAAACGTCTCTCACGCACATCACGACCGCGCGCGCGCGGCCATCATCGACCTCGATCCGCTGCACCGAACGCTATGAGGCGTTCGACCCGACCTTCCATGCTGCCTCGATGCACTTGCTGACCGGCGGCACATTCGCAACCTCGACCGCGCCGGCGTCCTATTCCGATGTGACAAACGATGACGGCTCGATCGAGCGCACCTATGTCTGGAATCTCGGCGGTGCGGTCACCTCTTACAAACTCGAAACGCAAATGACCACGACCACGGCGCTCAAGACCGCCTTGGTGTCGTGGCTGAAAGATTGGGTGCTCTGACATGGCAACGCCTTCATCGAATCCCCCCGTCGTTTCCCCCGCCTCGCGCCGCCGGCCGGTGCCGCTCAAATCGCCAGGCCGGCCGGTGTCACCGATGCCGCTCACCGGCTTTTTCAGCGTGACTTTGAGCAAGGCGGTCGAGATCGAGGGTCACAACTATCGTCCCGGCGCGGTGCATACCGTTAACGGCGATGTGCTGAAAGCGATGGGGGACGCCGTTGTCACAAACCAGCCTGCCGCCTGACCTCGATTTCGCCGCCAATCCGGCGGCGACGCCGGATCGCATGAATACCGCGATGGCGAACCTGCACGGCCGTCTCAGCGCGCTCGAAACCTACAAGCCGAATTTCGACGCTCTGCTCGCGCAGTTACAGCAGGTCGGTCTCTCGCGCATCAATGATGCGCTGTTGCCGATCTATAATGAACTGGCGAGCCTTGCCAATCTCGGCACGCTGTTTTCGGCAACCAGCGCGTCATCGGTGCCGATCGCCACGGGTGCCGCGACCTTTATCATCGACGAGTCGATGCGCGGACAGTTTGCGCCGGCGGCATGGATTGCGGCGCAGGCGCCAGACGCTTCCGCTGCGGTCGCCGGCGATGTCGTGAGTTATGACCGCACCACGGGCACGCTGATCGTGAACGTCTCCTATACCTTTGGCGATGGCACGCTCGACTCGTGGATCATCTCGCCAACGGCACCGCCGCAGGTTTCAGTCGCCACGATCGACGGCGGCGCGCTCTAGTTTCCATTTCCGTCAACGGATCATCCGCGCATGACGCAGACCATTCAATTGCGCCGCTCCTCGACGCCGGGCCATGTCCCGGCTTCGCTCGCGGACGGTGAAATCGGCATCAATAGCGCCGATAAAAAACTGTTCTACAAGGACTCCGGCGGGACGATTCAATCGCTGCCGTTGTTCACGAATGCCGCGAATGGCTTGGCGGCGCTCGATGGCAGCGGCAAGATTTCGACCTCGATTCTGCCCGCCGCCGTGCTCGGTGATCTGCAATATCAGGGCACATGGAATGCAACCGCCAATTCGCCCGCGCTGGCGTCCGGTGTCGGCACCAAGGGTTATTATTACAAGGTGTCGGTTGCCGGCACCACGTCGGTCGACGGCAATGCCGTCTGGGGCGTTGGTGACTGGATTGTGTACGATGGCACGGCCTGGGACAAGATCGACAATAACAACGCGATCTCCTCGGTCGCCGGCCTGACCGGCGCGATTACCGCGGCCGCGCTCAAGACCGCGCTGGCGATTGCGAACACCGACGTTTCCGGTCTCGGCACCGCAGCGACAAAAACCGTTGGCACTGCCGCTAACAATGTCGTGGCGCTCGATGGCGCGGCGAAATATCCCGCTGCCGATGGTTCGCAGATCACGAACTTGCCGCAGACGCGCGTTCTCCTCGCGACACTGACAGCCGCGAACGTCGCCTATCTGAGTTACACGGCGCTTTCGACGGCCTACTCAAAATATGAATTTGAGTTTGACGGTCTGCGCCCCGCCAGCAACGGCGCGAAAGGTTATATGGCTGTCACGCAAGACGCCGGCGCGACGTGGAAGGATTCTACAAATAGTGCATATGGCGGCTCCGTTTCCGTCAATCCAAATGCCGGCAAGTGGATGTTTTTTATAAATAATATGTCCTCGGCCGCCGGCGGCACATTCGGTTCTATGTGGGTCAATGACCCGACTGCTACCGATAGTCGTTATAAGTGCTTCTTCTGGAGTCTGTTTTATTATAATGCTGGCGATTGCTGTAACCCCGCCGGCTACTCTTTGGATAGCACTGTCGCGTACTACACCGCGAATGCGCTCGGCATTAACGGCATCAAATTTTTCCCTAGCTCCGGCAACTGGACCGATGGTGTGATCCGAGTATGGGGATGGAAAACAACATGAGCCTTTTCCGAAAAGTTGACGGTGTTTTTGTTCCGCTGTCGGCGGACGATGAAGCCATCGCGCGTGCGGACGCAAATAATCTGTTCGCCAATGATAGCGGTTACGAAATTTTACTATCCGCCGACGAGGCAACCGCCATCCGCGCGCGATGGGCTGCCAACCCGCCGGCGGTCGTGCAACAATCGCAAGGGAATGGCGATGGTCAAGTCGCCTGATAACGTCATCGAGATTTACGCCGAGCGCCGTTTTTTTGGACGGCAATATCACTTATCGGCCGGCGCCGGGCTGGCGCTGCACAATCACACCGAGGCCGACATTCACATGACGGTCATGCAAGCCGGCCGCGTCAAGATCAGCGGGCCGAACATCGCGCCGGTCGAGATCAGCGCGCCGGGCATCTTTAACTTTGTCGCCGGATCGCCGCATGAGATCGAGGCGCTTGTCGATGGCACTGTGATCTATAACCCGCTCAAAAATCCGGCCTAAGACATCATGCCGCAAATCGCGCCCATTCCCGGCACAGGCATCAACCGGGAAACCGGCGCCGTGCTCGCCGGCTGGCCGCATGTGCAGCAATCGCTCGGCGTGATTTTCTCGACCGCGTTCGGCGAGCGTGTCATGCGCCGCTGGTTTGGCTCGGCCGTGCCGGCGCTGCTTGGTCGCAACCTGATCAATTCGACGGTCCTGCGTTTTTGGACCGCTATCTGCACGGCGATCGACCTCTGGGAGCCGCGCTTCCGTATCACGAAAATCACGGCGCTCGCCTCGGCAACCGAGGCGCGCGCCGGCAAGATCGGCTTTGCCCTCGTCGGCGTTTATTATCCGCGCGGGCATCTCGGCGATTACACGCTCGCCATTCCGAAAACCGTCACCATCGGCCGCGTCGGCACCTCGCTCGGCGTCGTTCCCTGACGGGCCTTTAGTCACACTTTCCAGACAAGGAGCAAGACGCCCATGACCGAACCCGCTTTCGGCCTAAATATCAATCTCATCGATACCGATCCGCTGCCGCCGACCTATGGCGATTTTTCGGTGATCGGCCTGGTGCTGCCGTCCGATGACGCCAACGCCACGACCTTCCCGCTCAATACGCCGGTCGATATCAACACCGGCGATCCGGCCACGTTGACCGCGCTCGGCTCCGGGCCGCTGGCGCAGGCGATCTTGCGCATCAATGCGCAGCTTGCCGACCTGCAACGCTCGGCCCGCGCCGTTGTGGTGCGCGTTGCGACCGGCGAAACCGACGATGCGACGATCGCCAATATCATCGGCGACCCGACCACCGGCACCGGCCTCTATGCGCTGCTCAAGGCGCCGCAGATGCTCGGCGTCACGCCACGCCTGATCGGCGCGCCAGGATTTACCGGCAAGACCAATTTCGCCATCCTGGCGCCCATGCCGATCTCGGCCGGCGGCGCCGATTACACGCATGCAACCGTCACATTCAATCCGGTCGGTGCAGCCGGCACGGTGCAATTCACTGGCGGCGCGGTCAGCGGCATTGCACTGACAAATCCCGGCAACTATCCCGAGGGCACCGTTGTCACCGCGGCCATTGCCGGTGACGGCAACGGCGCGACCGTCGGCACGCTCACGCTCGAACGGCTTGCCAATCCGATCTGCGCCGCGCTGCCGGCGATCCTCGAAGCCCTCATGGCGCATGCCATCGTCGGCGGCCCCGGCACCACCAAGACCGACGCGATCGGCTGGCAGGGCACGCTAAATTCCAAGCGTCTCATTCCGGTCGATAATTGGGAAATCATCGCCGCAGGCGACGATACCGCCTATGAGGACGGCGCCGCTTCGGCGCTCGGTATCGGCGTGCGTGTCGATTTCCAGCACAGCGGCTTTCCGTTTTGGTCATTCGCCAATCAGCCGGTGCAGGGTTTGCTCGGCCTCAAGCGCATCGATAGCTTTTCGCTGGTCGATGGCGCGACCGACGCGCAGGTCTTGCTTGCCGCCGGCGTCGGCGTCACCGTGCGCGGCGATCATTCCGATACGTCGCTGACCGACTCCGGTTGGCAATTGATCTGCTACCGCAACGCCTCGACCGATGCGCAGTGGAATCTCTTGAACAAGACGCGCGGCCGCGACTGCATCCACCTGGCATTGCTGCGCTCGATCCGCCAGCGCCTCGGCGTCGATAACGTCACGTTGCATGGCGTGCAGGCCGTGCTCAATGACATGACCGCGATTGCGGCCGACCTGACCAGCAAGGAATGCCTTATTGGCTGGTCGATCGGCTTTCGCTCGGCGGATAACACGATCGACAATCTGCGCGCCGGCAAGTTCACGGTGTTTTTCGATGGCGAGCAGCCCGCGCCGATTTTGGAGGTCACCATCCAAAGCGGTCTCGACGAAAACGCGCTGCTTTCCGAAATGATCGCGCTCGACACGCAATTGACCTCGGTCGGCGGCTGATCGCCGCCGCACCCCGTAACCCGCACAACCTTCCGCAGTTAGGAGACCACGCGCCATGCCGCTTTATATTCAAGAGGGCCTCAACCTTTACGTCGGCGACGACGGCCCGAACAATTCCAAGCATCTCAATTTGGAGGACGTGAAACTCCCCGAATTGGAGGAACTGACTCAGAGTTTCCACCCCGGCGGCGCGATCGGTCAGATCGAGGTCGGCGGCATGGGCCTCAAGGCGCTGGAAATGACTTTCAAGATCAAGGGTTGGGACCCGCAGGTCATGAGTCAGTTCGGCCTCTCGGGCGCCGCGCCGTTGTTCTACACCGTCTATGGCGTGGTGCGCGACAAGTCCGGCAATGCGCCGATCGAATTGAAGGGCGTTGCGCGCGGCAAGCTTACCCGCGTCAATAACGACAATCTCAAGCGCGGCGATCTGATGGGTAGCGATTTCAAGATCAGCGAATTGCTGCACTACGAACTCTATTTCAACAAGGCGGAAAAGTTCTTTTACGATTGGCAGGCATCGACATGGCGCGTCGATGGTGTCGATCAGTATTCCGACGAGCGCACCATCCTGCGCATCCCAGGGTAACGGATGGCGACGGCACCGGCTCAAGAGGCAGGCGCGCGCGCCGGCGGACATTTCCGCCGGGCGCTGGCCGCGCAGCTTGACGCCACAATTGCCATCGCAACCGACATTGCCGACGAGGAGGGCGTCGATCTTACCGGCCTTTCAGGCGGCCATGCCTTTTTTGGATCTTCCGGTCTTTCGCCCGGATCGAGCTTTTCGCCCGCGGTTGTACCATCGGCCACTCCACCGGCTTCCGGCGACTCGCAAAGCTTTGCCAATCCCGATCTTGTGCCGGATGCGATGCACCGCCGCATCGATATCGGCGGCGGCGGTTTCGCGACCGATCGCTATAACAATCCTGGCGCACAGTGGCCGACCGAGCGCGCCGTTCGCTATGGCATGAGCGGCTATGGCGTGATCGGCGGCGGTAATAAAATCGCTGCTTTCCCGACGCCGGTTCACGGCGCCGCTGCCAATATGGATTTGCTGGCGCACCGCTATGCCGGCAAGACGATCGGCCAAGCCGCCCGCGAATGGTCCGGCGGCGGCCGTGGCGCGGTGCCAGGCTATTCATCTGACCAGCGCATCACGCCTGAATTAGCGCGCGACCCGAATTTTATGATCCCGTTCATGCGCTCGCATGTTGCCGGCGAGGGCACGCGCCGGCCGTTGACCGATCAGCAATGGGCCGATGCCTTTCGTCTCTACCGCTCCGGCGGCCGTGGATGGGATGAGCGGTTGCCAGCACTGGCGGCCGCTGCGGCAAACGTCTCAGCGCCAGCCGGTGCGCCTGGCGCAGCGGTCGATAGCGCGCTCGGCGAACTTGGTTTGCATGAGCGCCGCGATCGTGCGGCAGTTCGGCAATATCTCGCAACGGGCGGGTCGGGTCTTGATCCGGCTACAACGGCCTGGTGCGCGGCTTTCGTTAATTCCTCGCTGCAACAGCACGGCATCGAGGGCAGCCATTCCAATGTCGCGAATAGTTTTCAGCGATGGGGTGCCCCGGTTCATGACGGCGCGCAGCGCGGCGATGTGGTCGTTATTCCGCGCGGCCGCGGTCCTAACGAGACCGGGGGGCACGTCGGCCTTGCAACCGGCAATGTGCGCACCGATGCGCGCGGCAATCGCATGGTCGAGATGATCAGCGGCAATCGCCGCGATCGAGTCGAATTGAGTTGGGAACCTGAAAGTCGCGTCATGCTGCGCCGCGCCCGTGATACCGCGCCCGCGCCATCGGCTGTTGCCGCGCAATAATTTTCGATCGACAAAGGAGAGCTACTGCCATGAGCAAGACAAAGGAAAAACCGGCTGCCGCCGATCAGGTTGCCGCAGCCGCACCGGAATCTAAGTCGGCGCCGGTGATCGTTTTTGAAGGTGCCGACAAGCGTATCAAGCCGGTCGATCTGCAATGGCCGCTCACGATCGACGGCGTAACCTATCGGCAGATTTTTTTGCGGCGTCTCGCCGCCGGCGAGGTCGCGGCTTTCATCGACAAGATCACTGCGGCCGGCGTTGTTGCCGACGATGCCAAGGTACGCTTTCCGATTTATATCGATGTCGCTGGCAACGCGATCCCCGAAATGGTGATCGCCGCGCTCGACGATGATGACGCCTTTGCATTGGATGAGGCCGCCCGCGATTTTTTGCCCCGACGGTTTCGCCCGACCTCATAGGGCGCCGCTACGATCCTTTCCAATGGCGGAACTATCGTGCCTATCTGAAAAGCACGATCGGTTGGTCGATGGCTGAAATGTCCGCGATGCCCTGGAATGATTTTATTGCCGAGCTTGAGGAAGCGCGGCGCATGAGCGAACGTCGAGGCGACTGATGGGCGAACTTGTTTCAACCCTGACCTTGCGGGTCGGCGACGAAATCTCCGCGCCGATTAAAAAGGCAGTGGAGTCGCTCAAGGGCTTCACGGTCACCGCGCGCGAACTCGACAAGGCGGTTAAACTCGATGCGTTGCGAGTAACGCAACAGCGGTTCCGCGCGGCAGCGACCGATGCGCTTGCGGCGCAGGTCAACGTCAAAAAGCTGGCGCAGGAATTTGCCGCGGCGGAAAACCCGACTAAGCAATTGTCGCGTGCGCTAGAACAAGCGCGCCAGCAAGCCTCGGCGACCGCACGCGCGGCCGAACAGCAATCGACCGCTTTCCGCCAGGCCCGCGTCGCCGCGCAGGAACTTGGCGTGCCGCTCAATATGGTCGCCAATGAGGAGCAACGGCTCCGCACAACGGCGATGGCCGCCACTGAGGCAATGGAACGCCAAGCCCGCACGGCGCAGACTTTAGGGTCGCGCCTGCGCTCCGGCCTTGGCAATGTTGCCTCGACACTCGCGCCGTTTTTCGGCCCTGTGATCCTGCACAAGACTGCGCAGGCAATGTCGGCCGGCAGTCATCTTGCATCGGAAACCGTGCGCCTGCGCGCCGCCGGCGTTCCCGAGGAGGATATCTCGCGCAGCCGCGATCTGTCATCGACGCTCGCTGCCCGTTATCCGAACTTGTCCCGCGCCGAAATTCTTGAGCGATACAAGGAAGCCCGCTCGGTCTTGCTACATTCCGAGGAGGCGCTGACCGAACTGCCGATCGTGGCGCAGACCAATTCGGCGCTTAAGGCGCTGGAAAAAGCCGGCCGCGTCGAGGCCGGATCGTCTCAGGGCCTCGGCTTCGCGCTTAAGGGCGGCGAGGTCTTAGGCCTCGCGCAGAATCCAGCGCGCTTGCGCAGTTATCTTGACGCCTTTGTCAAAGCCAAGCAGGTCATGGGCGAACTGATCACGCCCGAGCAGATTTACGATTTCGCGACCAACGTCAAATCGTCCGGCGCGCTGTTGTCGGATCGATTTTTGCACACCACGGCGATGTCGCTGACCGGCGAGTTGCGCGGCATGCGCGCCGGCACCGGCATCGATCAATTCATTAAGCAGATCACCGGCGGGTTCCAGGGGCAACAGCACTCGGCCGCCAAGGAATTTTTGTCGCTCGGGCTGCTTGGCCGAGGCGATTTCGATCAAAGCAAAGGCGGTAAAATCCTTGGCCTCAAGCATGGCTCGCATGTTGCCGGCTGGAAATGGGCGCAAACCGATCCTGATTTTTGGGTAAAGAATTATCTTTTGCCCGCGATGAAAATGAAGGGCATTACCGACGAGCAGGAACAATTGGCGCTTGTCAAAAAGATGTTCACCTCATCGCGTGCTGCTGACATTGTTTCCAAGCTGATCACGCAAGCGCAGTCCTATGAAAATCACGCGAAACTCATGGGCGATGCCTCTGGCCTCAATTCCACAAACCTGTTCCGCGATGATCCCTTGGTGCAATTGCAATCGCTGACTGAGGCGGTCTCGAACTTTGCCGCTACGCTGACCGAGCCGATCATGACCACGGCCGCGCACGCGATGGATTACATCGCGCGCTCGGTTGCGGGATGGTCAGCCTCGCTCGATATGTTCGCCAAGGCGCATCCTGACCTGGCAAAGCTGCTCGGCGCCGGCACGGTTGCTGTCGGCGGTCTCGGCGGCGCAACGCTGACCTATGGATTGATCAAGGGGCTGACTAGCGGTTTCGGCCTTAAAGGTTCGGCCGCTGCACTCGACGGTTCGGCCGCCGCCTTGACCCGCGCGGCCATCGCGCTTGGCGGCCAGAGCATCGCAACCGGCGGCGTCCCTGGCGCTGTTAATGGTGCGCGCAAATTTGCTGTTGCCCGCAAACTGGCATCGGCGCTCGGTGTTGCCGGTGCATTATACGGAGTCGACCAGGCTGTCTATGACAGCCTCGATCCCGACACAAAGCGCGCGATCGAAAAGCGCGAGGATGGCATCAATTCAGTCGCGCCGTCCGCAGGCATGTCGAAAGCCGATGTGTTGCGGCGCTCATTTAATTCCGATCGCGCGCGACTTGGCATCCCGCCGGTCGGCGCATCGGTTCCGTCATCCGGCCTGCGGTTCGACTCGCCATCATCGGTCGGTGCCGGTTCAGCTTTAAGTGAGGTTGCCGCAACGCTCGGCGATAGTGCGCAAAATGCGCGTGCCGCCGGCGAGACCGTCGGCAAATCGTTCCGCCAGGGCTTCGCCGATGAAATGGATAAGGCGATCGCCGATGCGAATGCCGCGGTTTATCGCCTGGTCGCCATGCTTTCCTTTAGCGCATCGCCCGATCTGCGCCCGGTCGGCGCGGGCGCCGGAAGGGCAGGAAGTGGCTTGCAAGGCGAAATGAACCGGGGCTTGAGTGCCGACTATGGCGTCCGGCCGTAACAACTAAGGTCGCACCGTCATGCTGATGCAACTCGGCTCGGTAGTTTTCGAGATTGCGCCGATTGGCCTTGATACGGTCGATCATGCCGGAGGCGCCAGTTTTGCCGCGCATGCCGTTCTCGGCGATATGCCGGCGCTTGAATTTACTGGCCCCGGCTCTGAGGATTGGAATATCCGCGCGACGCTGTTGCCGGAATTTTCGGCCAGCGTTGGCGCCGGCGATGGTCAGGCCGATCTTGCGGCATTGCACGCCATGCGAGTCTCAGGTGCCGCGCAATATCTCATGCGCGGCGATGGTACGCCGCTCGGTTGGGTGGTCTTGAAGCATGTTTCCGAACGATCACGCCGGCTCAATGCCACTGGCGTTGGTCGCATCATCGAGGTCGATGTCAGCGTGACCCGCACCTCACAGCCATCCGCCGACCAGGCCGCGGCTGCGCTCTTGTCCCTACTGCCGACCGATCTGTGAGGGTCATGCAATGGCGTTCGATCGCTCGGTCTATGAAACCTATACCGTTGACGGTGCCGGGTTGACGCTCGATCAAATCATCTGGCGCCGCTATCGCCGGCAGACTCCCGGTCTCGTCGAGGCCGTGCTTGATATGAATTACGGCCTTGCCGATCAAGGCCCGCTGCTCGCCCGTGGCAGCACGCTCAAGATTCCGGTCGATAACCCGGCGACGCCGACCACGCGCCCCCTGGTGCGGTTGTGGTGACGCGATGGCCGGATTCGGTGAGGCAGTTTTCGAGATCAGCATCGGCGGTAATGATGTCACCGAGCGATTCAATCCCATCCTGCAAAGTCTCGATGTTCACGATCACACCGGCGACACGACATCGACCGCCCGCGTAACGCTATCCGATGTCGATGGGCGCATTCTTATGCCCGGTATCGGCGACGGCATGACGGTCATGCTCGGTTGGGCGTCTGGCGATATTTCGCAAGTGTTCGACGGTACTGTCGATGACGTGCGATCGAAGGGCGGACGCGGTGAGGGTCGCACGCTAATGATCAGCGCGCATGGTTTCGACACCGCCGGCAAGGCGAAAGAGCCGCAGGAATTTCATAAAGATAACGGCACGCTACAGGATTTCATGAGCACGGCCGCCGGCAACGCCGGTTTGAGTTTCCAGGCCGATGCGCAGATCGGTTCGATCAATCGCGACTATTGGGCGGCCGGCACCGAGAGTTTTATTCATCTCGGCCAGCGCATCGCGCATGAGGTTGGCGCCGAGTTCAAAATCATCGCCGGTCAAGCCTATATGTGGCCGCTCAATTCTCCGCTGTTCGGTCTCGCCGGCAGCGATGGCTCGGTGCGCGCTCAATGGGGCACCGGGGCCGGCACCGGCAATTTGCTTTCATGGGACATCGCGCCGATCCTTGCGCGGCCCCGTTTCGCGCAAGCGCGCACGCGCTTTTATGATCGCCTCACAGCGGCATGGAAAGACCTATCGGTCGCCATTCCGGCCGCCGCCGGCGGCACCGCCACGGCCACGCATACGCACCGCCAGACGCGCGCCGACCAGGACGAGGCGCAGAATCAAAGCGATGGCAACGATGCTAGTTCGCAACGCGAGGCCGGATCGGGTCACGTCGAAATCGTCGGCGAGCCGGCGGCAATGCCGGATGGCACGTGCGTCGTTTCCGGTGTACGGCCCGGCGTCGATGGCACCTATCGCATCGATGGCGTCAACCATCAGCTTAGTCGCGACGCCGGTTTTGTTACCCATCTCGACCTGAAACAGCCGCAAGGCGATGCCGGAACAGATTCGCGCTCACTCTCAATGCCGGCGACCGACGCCTCGCATGATGTCGTTATGCCGCCGGACGATCTCTAACCATTCACCGATCACCAGCCCCGGAAGATTCGCGCAATGCCCCGCATCAACGTCGAGCGCATGCAAACGAATGCGGCTTGGTCATTGCCGCCCGTTCACTTTCAGTCTGGCATGCCGCCCGATGATCTCGATATCTCGACTTGGACTCTCGGCGGCACTGCCAAGGGTGTGCAATCCTCTCTCGATCTGGCGCAGGCCGACCGGCTTTCGGCACCAGGCGGCGATCTACTGGTTGCCTTGAGCGCCGCCGATTGCGCCGCGCTCGGCGCCGGCCGCGTTGACATTGAGGTCCTGCGCTTATCGCCCGCGCCCGTGCGGCCGATTCTGCGCTTTGCGATCGACAATCATGCCGGGGTGCAAGGATGACTGCGCCTGTCATCATTCTCGCCGCCAATGATGTAATCGACATCTATGTGCCCGACAATAGCGAGGGCATCCAAGCCGAATTTTTGAATATGTCAGGGCCGCCCGGTCCTGCCGGGCCAATCGGCCAGCAAGGACCGCAAGGTCTGCCAGCCGATCAGATTCCTATCGATGGAGGGAATTTCTAAATGTCGCAAACTGTCCGCATCAAACGCCGCGTCACTGGCGCACCAGGCGCGCCGTCAGGTCTTAAGACTGGCGAGCTGGCCTGGAACATGGTCGATAATATCGTCTATGGCGGCTTTGGCGATGATGGCTCCGGCAATGCCACAAGCGTCAAGCCGGTCGGCGGTCAGGGCATCACGCTCGATCAATTCACCGCGCCGGCGGCCAATGTCGGCTTTAACAGCAAAAAGATCACATCGCTGGCCGATCCGTCATCGGCGCAAGACGCGATGACCAAGGCTTATGCCGATGCGCATTATGCCGCCGCCTATACCGGCGGCACCGGCATCTCTATCGCCGCCGGTGTGATCAGCATCGACACCTCGCTTGTCGCGCGTATTGGCGTGACCGGGCTTAACTCTTTCGCTGCCCCTAGCGGTTCGGTTGGCATGGGAAGCCAGCGTATTACATCCCTCGCCGATCCGACCAGCGCGCAGGATGCCGCTACCAAGGCTTACGTCGATGCCAAGGCGCAAGGTCTTTCGCCGAAAATGTCGGTGCAGGCGGCGAGCGCGGCCGCACTAGCAGCAAACACTTATAACAATGGCGCGTCCGGTGTCGGCGCCACGCTGACCGGCAATGCCAATGGCGCTTTGACCGTCGATGGCTATTCGCCCTCGGTCAATGATCGCATCCTTGTGCAGAATGAGGCGGCCCCGGCGAATAACGGCATCTATACTCTCACACAAGCCGGCGACGGCTCGCATCCCTACATTCTGACCCGCGCAACCGATGCCGATACATCGGCAAAAATCCTTGGCGCTTTCGTTTTCGTCGAGGGCGGTTCAGTCAACGCCGCATCGGGCTACACGCTGGCCTCGACCGGCCCGCTCACGCTCGGCACCACGTCGATCAGCTTTACGCAATTCTCTGGTGCCGGCGAGGTTACCGCCGGCGTCGGCCTGTCGAAAACCGGCAATACGCTCTCGATCAGCGCAGCGTGGGTCGGGCAAACCTCGATCACCACGCTCGGCACGATCGCGACTGGTGTCTGGCATGGCACGATCGTCGGCCTGGCATACGGCGGCAGCGGCGCCGATCTGACCGCGTTGGCCGATGGCGCGCTGCTCAAAAAGAGCGGCACCGCTTTGGTCGCCGCGGTTGCCGATACCGATTACGCCACGCCGAGCAGCACGATCGACGGCGGCACGTTCTAGCGGCAACGCCGCGCTCAATCTCCGCAATCATCATTGGAGATCACTATGCGACGTTTGCTCGCCATGTTCGGCGTTTGCTTTTTGCTGGCCGGATGCGTCACCGCATCAGATGCGCGCAGCGGATTGATCACTGTGCCGACCGCCGCCGGCATCGATATTACGGTCGCGCCTGGTTTTTCAGGCGCTATCCAAGGGTTTATCGGTGATCTTGTCGCCCGCGGTTATCATCCGAAAAAAATCCACTGCTTTTCGATGGCGCGCTCGCACGTCTCTAACTCGCTGCATCATTCCGGCAATGCGTGCGATTTCGATCAAAGCGGATGGGGCCGCACTGCGGCGCCGATGTATCACGTCTCTGATTTGGCGGCCAAGTGGGGCCTGCGCGATGGCGGAGAGTTTCGCGATTGGGGCCATATCGATAATGGCAAGCATCTTTCCCGCCAAGGTCGCCGTGAGGCCATCGGTGCAACACCGTTTTACGGCCCCACATCGCTCATGCTCGATTCTCATATCTAACGGCGTTTTGCATGTCATCGAGTGATAGTGATCAAAACGCCGATAGTGATCCTGCTCTCGATCAGGCAATTCTCGCTCACGACGCGGCGCGTCAGGCTTACATCCTGCGCAACCGCGCGGTTCGCCGGATCATGGGCGTGGCAACCTTTGTCGTTTGGCTCGCCGGCAACGTGCTCATTATCAGCGCCGGCCTGGCGTTTGATGATGTCGCGCACCGCATCGCGGCGCTCGCAACCGTCATCGGTTCATTCGAGATGGCCGCAATGGGCGTTATCTCGATGTATTGGGGCGTCGGCGCTTTCGACAACCGAAGCATGATGGGCGGCGGCGGTATGTATGGCGGCGGAATGTACGGATCGAGTATTGGCGGCATGGGCGGCAGTTTCAATTCCGCGCCGATCGGCGGTCTGCCCTCTGCCCGACCGGCCGCCGGTCGACTGACTAAGACTCCGGTCGCTGCCGGCGGCGCTGTTCCGGCGGCCTGATTTCAGTTTCAACGAAAATCCACAACGGAGGTTCCGATGTCTCTCGACATCACCGATCCGATTCAAGACCTGTGGGCGGAATGCCCCGTGCCGCTCTTGCAGGGCATCATCGACACTGCCGATGATGTATTCGCCAAGTTCCAATTCACCGGCAACCGCTTGCGCATCCTTCATGCGATGACGCAATTCAGCGCCGAAACCGGCGGCGGCCGCCCGAGTGAATTGCAGGAAAACATGCACTACTCGGCCGAGCGCATGCGCCAGGTCTGGCCGCGGCGTTTCAAGATGATGAGCGATGCCGACTTGGCGCCGATGGTCGGCAATCCCGAGGCGTTGGCCGATTCTGTCTATGGCAGTCGCATGGGAAACAATCAGCCGGGCGATGGCTTTCGTTTCCGCGGTCAAGGCTTGTCGCAACTCACTGGCCGCGACAATTACGCGAAACTAAGCCCGATCGTCGGCATCGATCTTATCGCGCACCCGGAAGCATTGCTCGATCCGAGCACCGCATTCCTCTGCGGCGTCGCTGATTTCATTATGTGCGATTGCGTTCCGTATGCCGACCAGGATGATGTGCTCGCTGTTAGTGGCGCGCTCAATGTCGGGCATCCGAGCGTCACCGAGGCCGAGGTTGTCGGCTGGCAGGATCGCGAGCAGTGGTATCGAACATGGGCGGCGAGGCTCACATGATGCGCATACTCCCCCTTGGACTCATTCTTGTCATCGGTCTCTGCGGGCATCCGGCTCGCGCGGACGTTCTGACCTCGATCGGTTGCGCAATCCTTCCGTCGCAATGCCAGATGCCGGTGCCTGCGCCGACGAGGCGTCTATCGAGCAAGCCTGTTGCACCAAAGCACGTTGCGACCAAGCCTGTGAAGGCCAAAGCCGTACAGGCGATGCCGGTGAAGGCGCCGCCATTGCATGCGGCCAGCGTCCCCACGCCAAAGCCAAGGCCTAAGCCTAAGCCGGTTAAATCTCGTCGCTCATCGCGCGCGGCGCAACACCCGCATCTCGACAAGAACGCTCGCACCCTTGACGTGCAGGTCAACGTCCCGGCGCGGCTGATGGCGCATAAGCCGCCGGCGAATCATAAGGGCCGCGCCAAAAAGCATCGCTGATCATCAACCAGGGATCACATCTCATGCTCGCTATACTTGTCGCGGCTGTCAGTAGCCTCGGCCCGCTGGCGCTTGCTGGCGGACCGCTCGGCATCGCTCTTGCTTGGGGCGGTAGCTTTGTGGCGAATAAGACGGTCAAGATCGTCGCGATCTGCGCCGGTCTGCTCTTGCTGATCAGCGTGAGCGTCGGCCTGACCATCCACATCAAAAACCTTGAAGCCGATCGAGCGGCCTACAAGCTACTCAAGGCCGAGCATGAGTCGCTCGAAGCCTATTACGGTTGCCCGTTGCGCGCCGAGCATGAGCGCGATCTTGGCGCCTGCCTGACCGCCCGCGAGCGTGATGTAGAAAAGGCCCGCGCCGAAAAGCTTGCGGAATTGCAGCGCCAGGCTGCGCAAGCGCAAGCCGATCTGGCCGATGCCACGGCAAAAAACGAACAGCTATCGGGCGCGCTCGATGATTTTATCAATAGCCGCGCCGCCGGCGGCGACGGCCCGGTGCCGCAGGTCTTGAAAGATTATTGGGCGCATGAGCGCGCCGAAAGGGGGCACCGATGATGCGTGTCGCTATCTTGATGGCAATCGCGCTGGCGCTCGGCGGTTGCGTTACCGACCAGCCGGCCGCCCCATTAATGGCCGAGGTCATCGGCCCGACATTTTCGGAGAGTCAATTCGCCTGCGGCCAGCGGCCCTTGCCGCCAGATGATCCGAATGCTGTCGGTCCCGCCGCCGGCTCGGCCGCCGCGCATTACGAAAACCGGCTCGGCACCTGGGGGCAATCCTGCGCTAACCGGCTCACCGCGATCGGTGCGCAATTGAAATCGGCCGGCCAAGTGGTCACCGCAAATGCGGGGGCGGCGCGATGAATACGTTGCCCCCCGATGTTGCGCTATTCGT